CATCCATCCTGTCTAAATCGTTAGTTTTGTTCAAGCCGTTTTCCAAATACGATACACCCCATCCTTAGCCCTGCGTTTAATCTTTATTCCAGCAACCTTGGCATATGAATGAACATTACGAAATGAATTCCAGTCTATCAAGGCAGAGTCTCCAATCTCCATTGATTGCAAGAAAGTCACAAACTCACTCTTTGCCCCAGACTCAGGAATGGGTATATTCTTTTCTATTTTATACATTATATCTTTCCCCTTCTGTTTATATTAAATAACACTAATTCACATTCAAACAATGCACTTATACAAGTATCATAGGAATATATACAAGTAAATACATATTTAATACACTTTCAAAATTAAAATAATCTTTGTATTATAAACACTTAATAAGAAACGTGTAATCATGTAGTATATATATACCTATATTTTATTTATTCCAATTCTACCCCATACCTATATACCCCCCCTCCACGTTTACACGTTTCTCATTAACATATTGAATTGTAATGCAAAAAAGCCAAAAAAATCGTGTATTTACCCCATACACGCCATGATACACATACACATTACTCCACCCTAAATGTCGTTTTCTTTCCCTCTTTTGATGCAATTAGTTCGCCAGACTCAACCAACTGGTTCAATATATCCATTCTGTCTTTATTATTAAGTCTGCGCGTCCTTTGCGTTATTTGATTGAGTGTCATCTCCCCATCAAACCTCTTTATAACATCAAGAACATAAACAACGCTTTCCTCATGCTTGCTATTTGTGATGCCACTGGCAAATTCCAATATGTTGTTGTTTGATTGCTCAACTATTGATATTGCTTGCTCAACCTCTGGTGTGCCAATCCAATCATCATCGGCTATAATTGTTGCCAACTTAACGGCGTGTTCACCCGACCGCACATAAAGCTCGTTTAAGGGGTATGGCGTTTCTTCTACCAACTTACGCATTTTCTTTTCATAATTAGCAAAAACCTGCCAAGCCTCTGGTGTAAATGATATTTCCTTTGGATTCATAACCCCATAGCTATCAATCTCTATTGGATTTTGTGCCATCCATGTTTTAATCATATCAACCAACTTTTCTGGTGGATTATAATCAAACTTTTCAAGCCTTTTTTCTGGCCTATCTGACGTGCTAAACACCAGCCATCTATTTAAAAACCCATCAATAACCTCCGCACTGGTGCAGGATGCCTTAAATCTTTCGGGAACGGTTGAACCTATGCAGCAAAAATGCGGCTGCTCAAAAACAACCTGCGGTCTTTCCTTTTCGTTTGCGTACTGCCTACCCCTGAACGTGCGATTTGAGCAGCTAAACAACTCAACCATGTAATCAGCTATCTCACGCTGGAAGCCATCAGACTTTGCCCCATTCATGTTGCCCATGTAACGGCCCATCTCATCTACTGCCAATAATGCGATGCCGCCAGCCTTTTGAATGCCAGTAAGAAGGGCTGCACCCGATGTTGGCCTACCCATCATATTGCCACCAAGCCCACACACAACAGCAAGGCGGTCAATGGCAAGCTGTGGGTGTTCTTTCCCGCCACCAGTAGGCGCAAGCGACAAAACAAGCGCATTGGTTCTACTACCTCGCACCACATTCTTAACTCTATGGCCTTTTAATAGCCCAACAAACGCTATTGCAGCGGCAAGTGATAGAGTGGGTTGCGGAACTATTGCCGTTGACGTTATCCAATCCGATACTGCGCCAACAATGCCACCAATCTTCTTTTGCTCTTTTTTGGGCTGAGAGAGTTTTTCTTTCGTCCCTGTTTTTGGGGTTGAGAGAATTTCTCTCTCGTACCCACCACGCTTTGCAAAATAAACAAGCGTTGCAATTGTTACCCCATTGCCACCAAAAGACCGCCATGCCGACTGTGCATCATTGTGTTTATATTTTGTTGATTTGGAACTCCATGAATGCCACAGATAACAGGCGGCATCACCAAACTCATCGCGCAATGCCATGCCAATTTGCACCCACTCATCACGCGCACAATTAGAATCAACAAAGGAGAGCATTTTTTCAGCTTCATGCAACTCAACATCATTATAATCAATGCGAGGATATTGATAATTAAATGGCTTTGGGCGTGGATATTTTGCATCCATAAGGATAATAAAATCATCGCTAAGGAGCGGAAGCTCTACACCCATTAAGCCAGTATTATTATCCATCCATATATAGGGCTTGTTCGTTTTGCGGTGTGGTGATGGCGGGATGGTTGTCAAACGCTTATCGCTTAGTAATTCGCAAATAACTGCGCCGCTGGAATCTTTCCAGTTTTGCGATGACTCGCCATTGTAGCGATAGAATGCAGTAAACCCTTTAGAGCCGCGCTTTTTAACGGGTGATATTCCAGCCAATTCCTCAATGCGGTCTGTTTCATCTGTATCTATATCAATAGCAATAACATTAGATACCTTGCCACAAACAAGTGCATATTCTTTATATGCAGGGGTGTGATTGCGCCACTCTCCAGCCTGCACCTCATCGGGTAGTTTGTCAAAAAACTTAGACCATTCGGTTTGTGGAACTCCACCCTTTAACGGAATAACGCATAGTTTGGCGGCGAGAAATTGTGAGAACATATCAAGCCTCCAGCTTAGATATTTCGCGCTCCACTAAATCACACCAACTTATGGGCGGATTCTTTGATTGTTTCCATGTGCTGTAGCTTATTTCCAATTCTGGTTCTCTTGGCACAGAGCAGAATTTTCTTGCGCTTAAACCAAGCAATGTTAATCTTGCTTCCCACCCTTTTTTTACAATGTCATAAAGCATTTATATTCTCCCTAAAAAATGTTGTTGACAATCCTTATGTGGTACTATAATTAGTACCTTGTCAAGCGGTAATGTTTGATAAAATAACAATGGAGAATGACGATGACACAATTTGAAGAAGTTAAGACAGGGCTATCAAAAGAAATGCCAGCAAAGAAAGTAATTTACGGCGTACCAAAAATCGGAAAAAGCAGGTTTTGCTCTGATGCACCGGACCCATTTTTTATAAACATTGAAAATGGATTGGATTACATCGGCAAAGAGGTGCGTACCACTCCAAAGCTAAATACATTTGAGGAAGTTGTTGGGTGGTTAAAACACATTTATGACAACGATGAATTTAAGTGTGGCACGATTGTTTTAGACTCACTTGATTGGGCTGAAAAATTAGCACAACAGAAAGTTTGCAAGAATAATAATGCGACAAGTTTAAATGACCCAGCCATTAAAGCATTCGCCTATAACAAGGGCCTTGAGATGGCAACGGAAGAGTCAGTGAAAATCATTGCTTGGCTGGATGCAATCTATAAAAAGAAGGGCATTAAGTGCATTCTTATTGCCCATAGCCAGATTAAGAATATGGATTTGCCAGACAAAGACCCATACTCGCGCTATGAGTTAAAGCTACACAAGGGATTGGCTGCGCGGGTGGCGGAATGGGCTGATTTAATTCTCTTTGCCAATTATTCTTTTGCGGTTAGCAAAGATGGCAAAGTATCCGAACCTAAGCCTGTCTTAATGGCGGGTGGGTCAGCATCATTCGTTGGCGGTGGGCGAATGTTGTTAAGCAAAGAAATCCCGCTAGACTACAAACAACTTGAACAACAAATTACGAAAGGAAAATAACTATGACTATTGATAACATTTATGGATTTGAAACAACTGATGACATTCAACTGGAATCGCAGGGTTTACCAATCGGCACTTACAAGGTGATGATTGTGGGCGAAGAGGCCGACCAAAAAGGTCGTGGCGTTGTGGTTGATTATGAAATCATTGATGAAACCAGTGAATTCAAGGGCAAAACTGGCAAAGTGTGGTATTTGACAAAGCATGAAAGCGCACAAACTGCCAACATTGCAAAAAGCAACATTAAACGCATTGCTGATGCAACTGGCAAACCAGTAGCCCCGATGACTCCGCTGAAAAATCGGGTGCTTACTTTGGAGGTTCGCCAGCAAAAGAAAAACCCTCAATATACCGAGGTAGCTAAGTACTTGCCAGAAAACTATGAAGCCGAAGTTGAGATACCGATGTAAGCATGAAGCCGCGCATTTATCAGCAATCTGCGATTGATGCCGCAATATCGTGGGTGAAGTATAAGGCTTCACCTGCGATTATTGTGTTACCAACTGGCGCAGGAAAAACAATAGTAATTAAAGAGCTTGCCAATTACTATTGTGGGCAATCCTTGCGTGTGTGTATTCTTGCACACCGCAAGGAATTGCTACAACAGGCAAGCGATAAATTTACCAATAATGTTGAAATATATTCAGCATCTATCGGCAAGGGCGATATTAACGCGCCCATAGTCATTGCTGGCATTCAGAGCATCTACAACAAGGAAGCCAACCCGTTTGATATAATTATCATTGATGAGTGCCACCGAGTGCCAAACAAACTTGAGGGCATGTATTGGTCGTTTATTAAAAAGAACCCTCAAGCAAAAATTATAGGC